AAGCCTGAGTAAAAAAATGAAAATACCGCCGTAGAAACTATGCGGGACGCGATTGCTGAAATTAGAAAAAGTAATGATCATTTTCAAGAAATTAACGCGGAAAAAGAAAAGACAATTGAAGACTTAAGAGTGCAATTACTTGAATGTCAAAAAGATCTTTCGTTAGCCACAACATATATTTGTGCAAATTGTGGTTGTTCTAAAAGACTCCCACCATCTAGAGGAAGTGGAGAAAAGTGGTTACAACAATTAAAAAAAGGAGAAGTGTCCCCTAATTATGACCCTCTTAAATGTGAATATATTTTAGCTCATAGAGATTTTGATTCAATAGAAGAAAATTAATAGATGTTTTAAATGAAAATATGTTAATATGCCAAGACAAACTAATAAAATTTTTTATATATACAAAATTCACTTTTTGTGTGGATTCCCAGCAGGAAGATATTATATAGGAAAAAGAACTTATTATGGAAATAATATTAATAACGACCCATATACTGGATCTGGAATTTTCTGTAAGTCATATTTTAAGAAATATGGAGCAATTTCTGGAATTACTTACATTAAAGAAATATTAGAAATAAATCCATCTAACGTAATTAATTTAGAAAGAGAAAAAGTTATAATAGGGAATTTATGGGAAACAGATAAATTATGTATGAATATGATGCAAGGAGGGATTGGCTCCGCTAATCGAAAAGGCCATATTCAAACTCCGGAAGAAATAGCAAGAAGAGTAGAAAGTTTTAAAAAATCAAAGCCTACACACAAAAAACATCCTAAACTTACTGAAGAAACAAAAAAGAAAATTTCAAAAGCGTTAATTGGAAATAAGAATGGTGTTGGGAATGTAACATCTGACGAGGTTAAACAAAAACTAAAGGATGTATTAGGAAAAGAAGTTTATCAATATGATTTAAATGGAAACTTTATTAAAAAATATGCTTCTCTTCACGACGCCGCAAAGAGTGTGGATGGGTATCCAATAAATATATCTAATTGCTGTAATAACAAACCTGGATGATATAGCTATAAAAAATATATGTGATCATTTACAGAAACAAGTAAAGTAGAGAAATATATCGATAGAAGTAACAAGCCAATACAGCAACTAGATTTGCTTGGAAACGTAATAAATACATTTGACAGCGTAAAAAGCGCATCTATAAAGACAGGGATTTCCGCCAGTAGTATTTCGTCCCTTGCAAAGGGTAATAGAGCTAGAAAAACCGCAGGAGGATTTAAATGGAAATATGTAGAAAACGAATAAACCATGCCGAAATTACAAGGAATCGAAGAAAAGTATATAAACGGAATTAAAGTAGATAAAGAAAATGATGTATGTTTCTTTAATGACGAGTCTCATAAGTACTATAACAAGCAGGATATGAAGCCATATATATCAGTTACACAGTTAATAGCAGCTTATGAACAACCGTTTCAGGAAGATTTTTGGGCTTCTTATAAAGCTCTTGAAAGAGTACTAGATTCAGAAAATTTTTCTATTATTAAGAAAACCCTTTTAACCACAAAGACATTTGATAAAAGACTCTTAAAAAAATTAGACATTGATTTAGAAAAATTTGATGAAGCTAAAACCCAAATTTTAAAAGAGTGGAAAGATAAAAAAGACGAAGCTTGTCAGCATGGCAGCGAACAGCATTTAATAAAAGAATTGTCATTTTATGGAAACAAACACTTCGATTTGTCTAGATATGGATTTAAAGATTGTGTTGGAGATTATAATTGTACGTCTAATTATTATAAACTAGATAAAGAACGCGCAATATACCCAGAATTTCTTATTGCAATTGATTATGACGGACTAAGAATTAGCGGGCAAGCGGACTTAATTATTAAAAATGGAAATGATATATACATTGGGGATTGAAAGACTAACGCAGAATTAAAGACAACTTCTTATTACGATAAACGCACAAAATCTAACGTAATGATGAAATATCCATTAAATACAATACAGGACTGTTCGATTGGCCGGTATACGTGCCAACTTTCACTCTATGCATTTATGTTGCAGTATATTAATCCTAATTTTAATATAAAACAATTAGAGATAATACATATTGACAGAAATGGGAAAGAAACTCTATACCCTATTGAATATAAAAAGAAGGAGATAGAAAAACTTTTAGCCCATTACAAGAAAATGCAGAAGATTCAAGCAGAACTTGATAGAGATAAACCTTATATTATATAATATGGAAATAGTTGATGTAAGACTTTCGGTATGCAAGCAATGTTCTCTTTATAAGGAATCTGCATTTGGTCCAGTTTGTGATTCTAATAAATATATGAATAATAAGTCAGAAATATCATATATACCAAAAGATGGATTTAAGCGAGGTTGCGGATGTTTAATACGCCAAAAAAGCGCAAATCCAAGTAATCATTGTGCTTTTGGAAAATGGTAAATCTGATTAATATTATACAGGGTTGGTTTTATCGTCTAACTCATAAAAATACAGAATTAGTTAAGAAAAGATTAAAGATATGTAATACTTGTGAGCATAAAGTTCAATTAACAAAAAACGTATCGTTTTGTAATATGTGTTGATGCGAATTAAAAGCTAAAGCAAGTGTTGAAGATGAAAAATGTTTAATGAATAAGTGAAATGAATAATGTAGCAGCAAACATACTCAAAAGAAGTATGGAAAATATTAAAACAGAAGATGTGGACATCATTCCTTGTAATAGGAATATATTGGTAGAATTTTATCCGGAGAATCCTTACAGGACTATAGAGACTACCGATACAGGGCTTATACTTGGAGTTGAAAGTACAAAGAAATATAAATCTAATGAAACTGGAGAAATGGAAGATTCTCAAGAATACATTGATATTGCTAAAGTTATTGCCGTTGGTCCTAATTGCACTAATTGTGTACCAGGCGAAGATGTATGCTTGATAAGACATATTGCAGTTCCAGTTCCATTTAGAAAAAAGAATTGATATATGATTGACGAAGCAAATGTGCTTTGTAGATTCGTTAAAAAGTAATGTAATATGGATGAATTAAAAACATTTTATGTGCCTGGAGATATAGTGACACTTAGGCATGATGCAATTGAAAATAAGCCTACTATGTATGTAGTTGAAAAGGTAACGAAATCTTTTGTTAATAAGGATTCAGATGAAAAAGAGAGTATATTTATCGGTATTAAAACAAGGTGATTTGATAAGAATCAAGTAATGCACGAAGCAATATTCTCTACTAAGGATTTAATTCACGTTTAATAATATGGATGAGCAATTAATTCAAGCGGCGGCTCAGTCGTTTTGTAAAGTTCCTGAGGTTTATCAGCAAATTTTTAAACAAGCAGGACAAGATTTTCCAGACGAATTAGTACAACAAATTAAACAGCAACCAGAACAAGCTATGCAAATGCTTGAACAGAATCAAGACTTGCTTAAAAATGTAGTTACAATTTATTCTCAATATCAAGACCAAATAACTCAAGCAATGCAACAGAATAGTATGTTTAAAGAAGGCGGTAAATTTGATTACCTTATTAAGAAGATGCAGAGCGGCGGGCCTTTTTATAAGGTAAAACCAGCTGGGATGTTTGATTGGCTTACAAAATGGTTTACTTCAGGAACTCCTGTAAGTGACTATAAAGGAGCCACAAATAGATCCATTAAAGGATATGTTGAGCCTAATGGTAAACAAACATATATAATGGATGAGATATACGGCGGCGTATCTCCAACATCTACGATTACTATTACTCCTGGAGATACAACAGTTCGGCAAACATATTCTGGAAGAGGTGGAGATTATGACAAGACTTATAAGAGAGGTTCCGATGAATATAATTCCGTTATGGATAGATTTAGAAAAACCGGAATACTTAATTATACACACGCTAATTTCCCGCAAACAGTTAAGAAAAAATAATGAATTTCTTTGTATATGATAATGCAGAGAATAGATTAAGTATAGATGAGTATAGTATCCTTCTTGTAAAAGAGTTTAAGGATTTGTGAGATATAACTAGAAATAAGTGTAAAGAAGATAAGACGGGCAAACTAAGATTAAAAGCCTATAAAGAGATTACATATATATATTTGGTTTTGGATTATAAATCCCCGTATTTTCAGTATCTAGAAAAAGATAAGCATGAAGCTGCTTTAGATGATTCTGGATTGAAAGAAGAGGATTTAAAAGACGAAAAATTTCTAGCAGCATATCATAAATATCAAGAAATACAGGAATCGGATCCTATACTCTCTCTTATAAAGACTGCATTTAAAACATTGCATAAGATGCAAGTGTTTTTGGATAGCATTGATTTTAATTTAGATCTTGATGCTGACGGTAGACCACTTTATAAACCTAAAGACGTTATTAATGATATTAAATCAATTTCTGATTGCAGAAAGCAATTACAAGAACTTGAAATAATGCATAAAAAGGATTTAGCAGAAAGCGGAGAAAAGGTTAGAGGAGATGCAGAAGTTGGATTATTTGACGATTAGTTATGCCTAGAAAATTACCAAGAATGCAAACTCCTATTCAAAAAGCTAAAGAGCAAGAAAAGAAAATGACGTTTAGCGAAAGATATGAAGAAGATCTTAAACGTCAGCTTTTTGAAGAATCTGAAAATAATACTGAAGAAGAAGTTAATAATATATTAGACTCTTCTACTACTATACATAAACCTCATCCTAATCAGGAATGAGATGTACCTATTACAGAAAAAATAGAATATTTTGATCCTGAATTATCTTATGAATTAACTGGATATAGACCTATAACTATGGATAAAGGACTTGATTTTAAACCAAGTTTATTCACTGTAGCTGCTGATACATATACAAAAACTGGACATTACACACAATTCCCTTATGGTTCTAAGAAGTATAGAGACTTTTGAATGGAAGAATTTGACAGGTGTATTAATGGTTATACGGTTGGAAAGTATCACATAACTGGAGATAATTATTTCTATCTTAATTATTATAGAATGGATATTATTGTTGAAGGGAATGAAGGAGGAGAAGGTCGAGCAGAGTCATTTCCTAAATTTCTTTCTAAACAATACGAATGATTCCATTATGTAGAAATGGCTTCAAAATTGCATCTAGATGCTTGTGCACTAAAAGCGAGAGGGGTAGGTTGGTCAGAAATGACTGCATCGATGTCTGTGTGCCCTTATACAGTTAGGCGTAAATATAAAGTTCTACTAACGTGTATAGATGACGCTAAATTAACTCCTTTAAAAAATAAATGTTGATTTAATCTTGACTGATTAAATACTCATACCGATAGAGGGATGCGACACGTAAGGCTTGCTGTTAATAATGTAGATACAAAAAGAGCTACAAAGAAATCGGCCGATGGAACAGAATATGGTTGAGGATCTGAAATAGATTCAATTATTGCCAACACATCAGATAAAATAAGAGGCGACAGACGAGATAGACTTGTATATGAAGAAGCGGGGTCTAATAACATATTGACAGAATCATGAATTAAAGGTAAAGCACTTGTAGAGCTCGGAGGTCAACACTTTGGATTAAGAGTTGCTTTAGGTTGTGTTTGCGCTGGAACTAAAGTATGAACAAAATCTGGTAAACAAGTTAATATTGAAGATCTTAAAAAAGAAGACGGAATTTTAGGATTCCACGAAGGTAAGTTTTTACAAGAAGATATCGAATCGTTCCAAGAGCCGAAAGAGAAAGAGTGTGTAAGAATAATTACAGATAAGGGAATTTTAGAATGTAGTGCAGATCATCCGATATTTACAAGAATTAGGCATTCATCTAGAATTGAAAAAGGAACAAATAAACGTGCTAGATGATTTAATTACGAATGGGTTCGAGCGGATGAAGTTAATATGAAAGCAAAATATAATGTTATCGGAATCTGTAATGAGATTGATATATGGGGAGATAAAAAATTATTTGACCCATATTTAGTAGGACTCCTTATAGGAGATGGTACGTATGGCCATGATAAAACTCCCCGTATATCAAATTGTGATCCAGAAGTATTAAATTATGTTGAATCTAACTACGAAACCTCTTTGGATAGGCCATCAAGACTAACTGTTGATGGGAAATTATATAAAGAGCTTAGAATTAAAAAGCTTTGTCCTAAATTAAAAGAAATTGGAATTTATGGCCAAGTCAAAACAAATAAACGTCTTCCAACATATTATAACGAACTAACAAAAGAAGATACCGTTCAGATGTTAGCAGGTTTATTTGACACAGATGGAACAGTTCCAAAAACTAAAGTAAATAATTATAGGATTTCCATTACACAATCTTCAAAAGAAATACTTGGACAAATTGATTTTCTATTAAAAAAGCTTGGCATTTACGGTAAAATTTATAAAATAGAACCGCGAATAGCTCCTAATAGAAAAGATAAAAATCCATGTTATAAGCTTGAAATTTCTGATGCGGTAAGTATAGTTAAATTTGCAGAACAAATTCCGATCAGAATAAAATATAAACAAGAGGTTCTTCAACAAGCAAAAGAATATAGCATGAAATCAGATTCTTATAAGCATTATTATACTTATATTGGAATTAGGGAAGCTCATGTAATAGATGTTGAGCATATAGGAAATCGTCCTGTATATAATTTAACAGCTGCAGGGGCTCA